ATTCAGATAGATTCGTACTTGGTAAGTCAGGTTATTTAAAAGGTGCATGTGAATCAATTCTTTATCCTAATGCTACTGGATGGGGAGCATTTAAGAAAATTACAGTCAATAAAAATTCAGTAGACTTTGCAAACACAGATTATTACGCTTATTTATTGGGTCAACAGACCTTCTCAAATCCTGAGGCGGTTAATATTAATGTATTTGTTACTCCTGGTATTGATTATGTAAATAACTCAAACTTGGTTGAAGCGGCGATAGAGATGATTGAGTTTGATAGGGCTGACTCCTTATACATTTGTACAACACCTGACTACAACATGTTTACACCTTCAGCTGGTAATTCAGAAGAAATAATTTACCCACAAGAAGCGGTTGATAATCTTGAAACTACGGGTATTGACTCAAACTATACTTGTACTTACTACCCATGGGTTTTAACAAGAGATAGTGTTAACAATACACAAATTTATTTACCACCAACTGCTGAAGTTACAAGAAACTTAGCATTGACCGACAACATTGCATTCCCATGGTTCGCGGCGGCAGGTTACACTCGTGGTATAGTAAACGCTGTAAAAGCTCGTAAGAAACTGACTCAAGAGGATAGAGATGTTCTTTACAAAGGTAGAATTAACCCAATCGCAACCTTCTCTGATGTAGGTACAGTAATTTGGGGTAATAAAACCCTTCAAGTTAGAGAATCTGCACTTGACAGAATTAACGTTAGAAGATTGTTGTTACAAGCTCGTAAGTTAATTTCAGCAGTTTCAGTTAGATTGTTGTTCGAACAAAATGACCAAAAGGTTAGACAGGACTTCTTGGATGCGGTTAATCCAATCCTTGACGCAATCAGAAGAGACAGAGGTTTATACGATTTCCGTGTAACAGTTTCTTCAGACACTGCTGACTTGGATAGAAACCAAATGACAGGTAAGATTTATATCAAACCAACAAGGTCACTTGAATTCATCGATATTACATTCTACATAACCCCAACAGGTGCGTCGTTTGAAAATATCTAATAAATTTTAATAGGACAGGCCGATATAAAAGTCGGTCTGTCCTTATTTATTAATATGAGAAAAAAATACATATTAGAAGGTATTACAGAAGAAGGTACTCCTGACATGAAATATTATGCGTTTGATTGGGATGATAATATCTTAACAATGCCGACCAAAATAGTACTCAAGGATGTTGATGGTGATGAAGTAGGTATGTCAACTGAAGATTTCGCTCATCATCGTGAAAAAATAGGAAAAGAAAATTTTGAATACGATGGACATGAAATTGTAGGTTTCGCTCAAAATCCATTTAGATACTTTAGTATAGAAGGTGATAAAAGATTTATTATTGACTCTATGTTAGCAAAACCAGGACCAGCTTGGACTGATTTTGTCGAAGCAATTAATAACGGGTCTGTGTTTTCGATAGTCACCGCTAGAGGTCATACTCCAAGTGTTATTAAAGAGTCAGTATATAATATGATTATTTCAAATCATATGGGTATTAATTCAAATGAGTTAATAAAAAATTTAGAAAAATTCCGTGATTTAGAAGGTGTGGGAAAATCCACCAAAAGAGATATGATATTAGAATATCTTGATATGTGTCGTTTTTACCCTGTAACTTACGGAGAAGGTAGTGCGACTAATCCTGAAGAAGGAAAAATTAAAGCCCTAAAAGATTTTGTGGATTATGTTAAAAGAATTTCTAAAATGATTAATAAGAAAGCATATCTGAAAAATAAGATTTCTACCAGATTGACACCAATGATTGGATTTTCAGATGACGACTTAAGAAATTTAGAAAAAGTTAAACAACATTTTGAAAAAGACCCAGAAAACATAATTAAAACTATATCAACTGCAGGAGGAATTAAAAAACCTTATTAACTGGATACTTATAACTGGAATCTATTTGAAAAAAAACCAAAGTAAATAGAAAAAAAATAACTTGGTATATTTATATAATATAAAACAAAAAAATAAAAAATTAAAAAACTGATATACGATGGCTGATTTACTGATGAAAATGCCGATACCTTACGAACCCAAAAGGCAAAACCGATTCATTCTACGTTTTGACACTACGTTAGGTATCAACGAATGGTTTGTTGAGAGTACGGCTCGTCCTCACATTACTATTAATCCTGTGGAAATTCCATTTTTGAATACTTCCACATATGTGGCCGGTAGATTTACATGGGGTACAATTAACGTTAAATTCCGTGACCCAATCGGACCATCGGCATCACAAGCTCTTATGGAGTGGGTTCGTCTATGTGCTGAATCAGTTACAGGTCGTATGGGTTATGCTGTTGGTTATAAGAAAAACGTTGATTTGGAAATGTTAGACCCAACTGGTGTTGTTGTTGAAAAATGGATTTTAGAAGGAACATTCTTATCTGATGTTAATTTTGATAGTTTGGCATACAATACAGATGCGTTGGCAACAATCTCAGCAACTCTTCGTATGGACCGTTGTATATTAGTTTATTAAAATTCAATTTACATATTTTATATAATCCCGTATATATTGTTATACGGGATTTTTTTTATGGAAGAAATTAGTGGATATACATGTAATCGGTGTGGTAAAGTTTTCGATACCGAAGAAGAATTTCTTAATCGTCACAATAAGAAAAAAAAGTTAGAGTCTGGTGATAATCAAACAAGTGTTGATTAATTTACTATAATAGTTATTTTATAAATAAAAAACAATGGATGCTAGTTTATTAAACGCTGCGACGGAAAATTTTAATCTTCCCCACGACGTTGTTACATTACCTTCAGGTGGTGTATTCTATAAGTCAAAAAAGAAATCAATCAAAGTAGGTTATCTAACCGCGAGTGATGAGAACGTTATTATAAATGCCGCTTTATATAATAAAGATTATTTTGTTCTTAATTTATTACGTAACAAAGTTTATGAACATGATTTGAGACCTGAAGAGTTATTGGAGGGAGATGTTGAAGCGGTTTTAATTTTCCTTAGAAACACATCTTTCGGACCTGAATATTCAATTAACGTAGAAGACCCAGGAACAGGTAAAAATTTCCAAACTACCATTGTGTTAGATGAATTGTATATCAAACAAACTGAACATAAACCAAATGAAGAAGGTTTGTTCATTACAAAATTACCTAAAACTGAGTCCGAAGTTAAATTAAGATTACTTACATATAGTGAAGTTATAGAGTTGAATAAAATGGCTGATGAATATCCGGCCGGTAGAGTCGCTCCAAGAGTACAATGGAGATTACAAAAACAAATTGTTGAGGTAAATGGTGAAAGAGACAAGGGTGTCATTGCTAGATTTATCGAGAACCTTCCTATTATGGACTCTAAATATATTAGAAACTTCCTTATTGACAACCAACCGTCATTAGACCTAAAAAGACAAGTAAAAGCCCCATCAGGAGAAATTGCAACAGTTACGATTGCGTTTGGGGTTGAGTTTTTTCGGCCTTTCTTCTAATTACCGGCAGTATCTTACAGATGAATTTTTATTGATGGGTAGATTTTTGAGAACACAATATAGTGAATTCTTGAGTATGCCCACTTATGTGAGAAAATACTTGGTTGATAAAATCATAGAATATAATACTCCGAAAAGTTAAAAACTTTAATTTGTTCTATTTATATAAAAATAGAACCTGATGTTAGAAGGAGAAGGTGACAAGAAGGACACCACAAAAAAATCCGCGTTAGAAGAGATTAAAGGTGTTATTAGTGATTTCGCTACCGAGATAGGAGACGCTCTTGCGACTAACATAAATCATGATAGGATGTTAGAAAAACTATTTGAGGTTGATGATGCCGCCAAAGCAATTGCTAAATCTTTCGGTACCGGTACGGATAATATAGTTAATCTAAAGATGTCCATGACCAATGCGGTCACGGAGGTAACCAAGTTGGGAGGTAATTTTGAAAAGATTGCTCAAATTCAACAAACAGTCGGTGAGTCAGTAGGTAGAAATGTGGTTATTGCTTCTGAGGCGTATGCAAAGTTATATGCTGCTGGTGAGGTATCTGGAAAGCAGGCCGCGGAATTTGTTCCAAAATTCAAAGATGTTGGTATCTCAATATATCAAGCGGGAACACAAATGGAAAAAATTGTTAATACTGCAAGAGAAATAGGGGTTAATGTGGGGACGGTAACTGGAGAGGTTATGAAACACATGGATAAGTTGAACCTTATTACTTTCCAAGGAGGAGTTGAAGGTTTAGCTAAAATGGCGGCTCATGCCACTTCTATTAATATGGATATGGGTAAAACTTTGGAATTTGCCGAAAAAGTGTATAATCCTGAAGGTGCAATTGAAACGGCTGCGGCTTTACAGAGATTAGGTGTAACACAATCACAACTTCTTGACCCTTTGAGATTAATGGATTTGTCACAGAATGACCCTGAAGAATTACAAAGACAGATTGCTGATTTAGGTAAAGACTTTGTAAAGTTAAATGAAAAAGGTCAATTTGAAATTATTAAAGGAGAACAAAGAAGACTTAAAGAGGTTGCTAAAGAATTGGGTATGATGCCGGCCGAATTTGCAAAAATGGCGATTGGTGCAAAGGAACTCGAAGACAAACTACAGAAGATTAAATTCCCTGATACGATAACTGAAGAACAAAAACAATTCATTGCCAACATGGCAGAAATGAATGAAAAGGGTGAGTATGTTATTTCGTATGAGGGTAAGGATAGGGAAGTTAATGATTTAATGAAAGAGTTTGGTGGAGACCAAGCAAAGTTGGCAAAATTCATGGAAGATAGTAAACCAAAAACCATGGAGGACCTCGCCACCCAACAATTAACAACTCTACAAGGAATAAAGGCAAGTATTGATTCACTGCAAGATAGAGGAGGATATGCTTTTGGAGGAAGTGAAGTAGGTCAAGACGCTATCGAGGCTGTGGTTGCGGGTTATAAAAAAACTGCAGACGCTTTTGATGAAATCGACATCAAAGGTATGAGAAAAATTTATGACGAAGGGGCAACTGATTTTGTTGATACATTGAATAGAGTTATTAGAGGTGAAGATAGTGTTGAAGCGGTATTCAAATCTATGACAGGAATAGCAAAACAAACATCAGAGTTTTTAGAAAAAGGATTTAACTCGGCAATAGAAAGTGCGAAAAACAGTACATTAGAGTTATCAACTAGTCAAAATAAATTTGCTCAGTTATTGACAACTGTCACGGGTCAATTTGCTAAAAACGAAGGAATGACGGGGGATAACCAAACAGCAAACGCTGGTACGACAACCACAACAGCAACAAATCCTAATCTTACACAAATGGCGACAAACAATGCCACGATGGGAACAACTGCAAATCAAACAATGACAACCAATTCAAACTCAAATATATCGTTAAATATTAAAATTGATTCCCCTCCAGGAGTAGATGCTTCAACACTCGAAAAAATATTCCAAGACCCCGTATTCAAACAGACGTTATTACAAGCGGTTGAGACCGCCGCTAAACAAAATGGTTTAACTCCATCAGCTACGGGTATTGTGAAAAAATAACAAGTCATCTATTTATAATAAAGTTTAATTGATGTCCGAAAGTAGTTTATCATTTTCGTCAACACAGTCCTTTAGAGACAAATTGATTGCGAGAAACTTGGCACCTTATAATGTGCCGGGTGTTTATTCTCCACCGGCAAATCAATTAACGTATGAATATATCCAATCAAATCTTTCGGTAATTAATTCACCTGATGAATTAATTGCTGAAAACCCATTTGCTAATAAATTATACCCATTAAACGAATTCGGACCTGAAGGTGGATATAATTTAGACATAACATATAATGGACCTTTATTACCTGTTGACCCAAACCAAGGACCATATTACCCTTTTTCAGTAAGTCCATTAGTTTTGTCATCAGATTATTATTTGAGTGGGTCGGCATTTGCTCCGAATAATCAGAATAGATTTTTACCTGATGGAGGATATAACTATTTATATAGTACTGAAGATATCCCGTTAAGTTTTAAATATTTTGTTCAATACTGGGAACCACCAAGTTTTGTACCTTCAACTTATTCGCCATATCAAATATTATTATCAAATAATCCGACGGGTGACAATGGACCGTTATCACAGGACTCATATATTGCTAAACTTGGGGCCGAACAATTAAAAAAATTGTTTGAGGTTAGGATTAATGCTGAAATATATCAAAATAGTTTAGGTTTAGTAAATTTACAGGCATTACAGGACCCGTTTGAGGCTAGTTTAGTTGCATCGGGTAAAGAACCTTTAATATATCGAAATTATAGAATTACTGTTCCTGAAAACCCTATATCAAGAACAGTAGATTTGGCAACAAGACTTGCTAGTGCTTATTGGCCGGTATCACCAATACCAGGTGATTATTTTGACGAAAATACACCTAATGGTCAATCACCACAGATATCTAACGCTCTTAATGTTACAAATCAACTAACAGGTGGATTTTTAGGTCCGATATTAAATATTACAAGAAATCCGTCTGAAATATTTTTGGCGAATACGGGTAATGCTCAAAGGTCGGCACTTTTCAATAACCTTGATTATAATAGGTATCAACCATCATATCAGGAACAATTTGGTGGTTTATTGGGAATAGCTTCGGGTATAATAAACGCCGCGGTTGATTTATTGGGGGGTAGTAGTGCAGGCCCTGGTTATTATGTAGGAAGTAAGAATGCCGAACCAAGTACAATTACTTCTCCACCAAACCAAGTACCGGTTAATCCTTATGGACAACAAGTAAACGCCCCTGTATATGGGCCATCTGAATTAGGTATTTTATATGAAGGGAATGAAACCCAAATTAATTTTGGTTTAAAGGCAAAAAATTATTCTGATACTGGTGATATAACAGGTGCTTTTGTTTGGACATCACCTAAATATAAAGGTGCTGCGGGTTATAAACCAACAGTCGGAGGAGGAAAGGGTAGTAGAGACGAAGAGTTTAATATAGTTAGCGGAAATTACACTAAAGGGGAGTCCACAAACATTGATTTTAAGAAAAATTCAATATTAGATAACACCCAAAGGATTATTCAATCTGCGGATAACGTACAAGGAATTCAAAAATTAAAACACGTAGGTAATGCGATTAATCAAGTAAGTAAGGTGTTCAATGACGGGTATAAAGAAATGACAAAAGGTTCTCAAGTTGTTTCTTATACTGATAATACAACTGGTGGTGAAGTTGGTAGAGAATACTGTAGGGTATTTGCTAAAGATATTCCTTATTTAACATATGCTGATTTACAAAAAAGAGATGGTATAACAAAGTCGGGTAGAAGATTTACCAATTCTGTAATGGATAGTACCTACAATTTAAATATTGCTCCTTTAAGAGGTTCAGGTGATGATAGAATTGGTTCTACTAATCTATTGAAAGGAGCGGATGGTAAGATTGTTGCTAAAAAATATATGTTCTCTATTGAGAACTTGGCTTGGAGAACTTCGTCAAGACCTGGTTTTACATATGATGAATTACCTGATTGTGAAAAAGGACCAAATGGAGGCCGAGTTATGTGGTTTCCTCCATACGATATTAAATTCAATGAGTCAAGTACTGCGAATTGGAACCCAACTTCATTTATCGGAAGACCTGAACCAATTTATACCTATAAAGACACAAGTAGAACGGGTAGTTTAAGTTGGAAAATAATTGTAGATAGTCCTTCTGTAATAAATGCCATAATTGAAAAACAATTAAAGGGACAAAGTAAGGAAAGAGTTAATTCAATAATTGATTCATTCTTTGCGGGATGTGTAAAATACGACATATATGAATTGGCAAAAAAATTCAACACGATTCCCTCAAAAGATTTATTTACATATCAAGAAATAATCAATAATCCAAGATTAACACCTGAAGAATTGGCCGGTGTTAAAAGAGAGATTCCTGTCAATTATCAAGTGGATGTTATCACTCCTGGTGTCGCTGAAGAAGTACCACAAGTTACAGAAGACACCACTCTTGCGTCCTTCAACTCAAATTATTTAGGGTTTGCATTTTATTTTGATAACGATGTGCCTGGCCCTCAAGACAAAACTGTTACAACCACAAGTGAAGATTTTGAAAGTGCTTATAATATCTACATAGGACAGAAATCTAATTATAGTTCGACCGCTTCTGTAACTTTTCCTTCAGGAAGTGCTGAGGCGAATACTGATGAGTTCTTTACGGAAATAATTGAAAATAATTTTAATATTATAAATAATAAATTTATTCCGGACGCAATAGATATTTTATCAAACAAAAAAGGAACAATCAGTATTACAATGGTTGGTTCTGCGTCAGCTAAAGCAAGTACTCAATATAATGATGCTTTATCAAAAAGACGTATAGACTCGGTTAAAAATTATTTTCGTAGTAAGGGATTAGGTCAATATATTGATACGGA